ATAATTTCCCCGGAGCGGGAAACAATGATGCGTATTATTATTTAAAAAATCTTGACATTCCGATTCATATTGTAGCAACATATCAAAATGGTAAAATCAATCTTATAGTAAACAATGATCAAGGTTCAACATCCTTTGTTTACGACAAAACATTGATGAATACTGCTTCAGTTTCCAGTATGGTTCAACTATTAATTGATGGTTCATCAATTAATAGTAATTACTCAGGAAGCTCAAGTTTTTTAATTTCAAATTTGGCAATATACAATTATCAGTTAAATCAAGATATAATTAATGAACATATTGTTTGGGCAAATTATCAAGATAATCCTACAAAATTTTCTAACCTTAATCCAAATATAAATTATTTTGATTTATTGCAACAAAATGAAAATTTTGTATATTATAACAAATATGAAAATTTTGCATTAAAAGCGTATAGACAAGAATATAAAACACAAATTGATTACTTAGGTATAGGTCCAAAACAAATAAGCCCTATAGTTTATGTAAGTTCTTCAAATGGTCAATACTCAATAAATTCATCCAGTGGTATAACTTGGACTGTACCAACAGATTATCTTTTGTTTAAAAATTTTGGAAGTTATGTAAACAATACCTTTTCCTTATTAATGCAAGTTTCTTCTAGCATTTCTTCAAGTAATCAATATTTGTTTTCTATAACAGGAGTAAATGGAACCAATACATTATTTTTGCAAAAAAATCCACCTTCTTCTTCCGGCTATTATTTGTACTATTATGATGAAGTGAATAAAACATCAACTCTTTTTGCTTCAATTGTAAATGCAACATCTACTGCTTCGGGTAAAGATAATATATCTGTATCTTATGATGGATTTAATATTTATCTTTACGCTTCAACATCTTCAGTTTCTAACTATGTTTCCAATCTATCATTTTCTTCCGATAGTGTAATGGCAATAGGTCATAATCTATCTAATAATTCCGCATCATATTCTTCTACAAGTGCAACATATTATTCAAATGTAGGTATATTTGATTATGCTGTTTCTGATTATGTATCGGCATGTGCAGCATTTGGCGTAAATAAAATGTTACTTGCTCCATTAACAAGTAGTTTAACAATAAATCAATATTCTTATGTAATATATGAATATCCAATTGAAACAATAAAACAGGCTCCAGCAGGTTCGTATATAAATTGGTCTTCTCCGGACAATGTAAAAGCAACAGTATCTTACGATGGCGGAATTACTTGGAAAGTAATTTATTGGAATTCTTCATTAACTGATTATGACAATACGGTATTTCAACAAAACATTTTAATTAAATTTGAATTTAATCAAAAATACAACAATATACAGCCACTTAGAATGAATAACTTAGAGCTGGGAATATATTCAAATTATTCATTAAGGTCTGATTTTACAAAATATGCTTTATTTCCAATGTCTTCATCTGTATACAATACACATTCATTGAGAAATATTAATAATAAAATTCTATTCAGACCAGAGAATTTTGGAATTACATTTAAGCCGAATTCATCAGGAATAATTCCGGGATATGCAACAGCATCTTCAAGTTCACTTACATCCTATGGAATAGATTTTTGGTTAAGAATTGATGATTTGCAAACAAGTAAAAGCAGCTCTAATATTTATTTATTAAATACTTCAAGTTATTCTTTGTACTATACTGCCTCAAATCCAGTGTTAACTTTTGCTTCTGCCGGACAAACTTTTGTGTATATAAATGGCGCATCGGTTGCAAATAAATCTTATTTATTAAAACAAAATGAATACTATCACATTGGCATTTCCAATACATATCCGCTATCTGGAAATATTAATATAAATGGCGGGGTATCAAATAGTGGTTCATTTAACGCCAATGCAACCTATGGACATTTAGCAATATGGCAAGCAGTTCCTTCTCAATCTGATATTCAAAATAGATATAATTTATTTGTGTCAAATGTCATTCAAACTGCATCAATACAAGATAATACGCTGTTTTTGCGTAGTTCTAATTACTATGATAGCGCTTCTGCATACACAATTGGTTAATTCATGTCAATATTTTTCAGTTTAGAACAAGAAAATGGTAAAATGTATTTATGTCAAAAAATATGAAAATTACACAAGTTGAAGAAGTAAATTATGGTGTCTACATTTGGCACACAGCAAATGGCGCAGTTGTAAGAGATGAAGAGGGTAACTATCTTTGTATTTCTGCTACAAAAGGTAGCGTTTCTAAAATTAAAAAACTTAAGGAAGTTGCTTCTCATTATGGCTTAGGAGATGGAAGAGCAGTCTGGTTTTCCGGTCATAGACAAATAACAGATGACGAATATGATATGCAAAAGCAAAGATTAGAATGGGGTCTTATTCCAGATGAATATGATTTGCCAGCGCTTAAAGAAGATATTGATCAAAAAAGGAAGATGAACATTGTCTAATTTAACAGTTGCCGATGATTTTGAAGAAGATTCTGATATTATTAGAATTAAGTCAGATGCTGATATTTATAGTCATAAGCCAGAATCAACTTTTGAAGACCCATTTGAAAAAAATTGGGATGAACTTCAAAAACTAGATGGTCTTAGCCCAGCATTTAAAAGAAAAGCATCTAGACTAGCAAAATCATTTACTGGAATTGACGGGGCAAAGTCAAAAAAGCTTGACCCCCTTGACCTTACAGGTTACTCTTTATTTCAAATTGTTCAACCTCCCTACAATGTTTTGTATTTAGCACAACTTTTTGACCTTTCACCATTCCATCACGCAGCCGTAAATGCAAAAGTTGCAAATGTTGTGGGACTAGGTTATAGATTTGAAGAAACTCAAAAGCTTGTTGATAAAGTTGAAGATGCTATGGGTGATGACTCAAAACTTGATAAACTTAGAAGAAAAATTGCCAAGGGAAAAAGAGAACTTACAGATTATTTAGAATCAATGAACTCTGATGACACTTTTGTCGAAACCATGAAAAAAATCTATACAGATTTAGAAACTACTGGAAATGCATTTATGGAAATTGGCAGAACTTCTTCTGGAAAAATTGGATATATCGGTCATATCCCAACAATTACTATGAGAATTCGCCGCCACCGTGACGGATTTGTTCAGGTTGTTTATAACCGTTATACATTCTTTAGAAACTATGGAGATATTGAAACTGAAGATCAAATTGGAACAGATCCTAGACCAAACGAGGTTATTCATTTCAAAAAATATGCGCCAACAAATACATACTATGGTATTCCCGACATTCTTTCAGCAAAGAATGCGATTGCTGGTGATGAATTTGCTTCCAGATTCAACTTGGATTACTTTGAAAACAAAGCCGTACCGAGGTATATTATTACAGTAAAGGGAGCAAGACTTTCTGCAGATTCAGAAAGAAAATTGCTTGAATTTTTCCAAACAGGATTAAGAGGAAGAAATCACCGATCACTTTATATTCCATTACCATCAGACGGAGAAAATTCTCGCGTAGAATTTAAAATGGAACCAGTTGAAGCAGGCATTCAAGATTCCTCATTTAAAAATTATTCTATTGAAAATCGTGACCGTATTTTTATTTCTCACAGAGTTCCAATTTCAAAAGTTGGAACACCACAAGGAATGTCGCTTGCAGGAGCAAGAGACGCAGATAAAACATTTAAAGAACAAGTATGTAAACCAAATCAACAGTATCTGGAAGAAAGAATCAATAAGTTTGTTAAGGAAATAACAGATGCTTTTGTTTTGAAATTTAATGAGCTTACTCTTACAGATGAAGAGACACAAAGTAGAATTGATGAAGTATACTTAAGAAATAAGGTTATTGTTCCTAACGATGTTAGGTCAAGAAAGGGTATTGCTCCTCGTCCCGGAGGAGATGAACCCATAGAATTAAAGCCACAGCAAGCATCAGAAGCAAGAACACAGATGACGGGCAACAGAGAAAGAGATCAAAAAAGAACTACTAATGCACCAGATATTCAAGGAGAAGCAAGAAATCCAAAGGGTGAAGGTCGCAAAGTATAACATGAATTTTGTTTTAATTGAGAAAGTTGATATTATTTATTCAGTATGAACATTCAAAAGGCTAACTGGCAAAATAGTAGCGATAAGATTTATCTTGCACTACCCTTTGCAAAAGTTGATAAGGAAAAAAGAACAGTCTCTGGCTTCGCTACATTAGACAATGTAGACAAGCATGGAGATATTGTTACTGCCGATGCTTCTGAAATTGCTTTTGATAAATTTAGAGGCAATCTAAGAGAAATGCATCAACCTATTGCTGTGGGTAAAGTACTTTCATTTCATACACAAGATTTCATTGATCCTAAATCTAGTAAAAACTATAGAGGTATTTTTGTTGAAGCCTATATTTCAAAAGGCGCAGAAGATACATGGGAAAAGGTTCTTGATGGAACCTTAACAGGCTTTTCAATCGGCGGAAACATTGTTACAGCAGCAATGGAACCAGACGAAAATGACAAAAATGAAAAAAGAAGAGTTGTTAAAGAATATGAACTAATGGAATTAAGTCTTGTTGACAATCCTGCCAACCCACTTGCTAATATTTTCTCAATTCAAAAAGTTGGGAATAGTTCAGTAATGAAAGGTATGGCAACGGAGGTAGAAATTGAAAATATCTTCTGGTGCAAGACAGATCAGATTGCGTCATCTAATTACAGAGAAGAATCGGGATGTGTCGTTTGTGGAGACTCAATGGACAACATCGGCTGGGTTGAAAAAAATGATATTGAAAAGTCTGAAGTTATTCAAAAAGCTATTTCCCTTTATATAACTAAAGACGATGCTCCAACATCTTCTCATGGACCAGATAATATTGCTATGGAATCACCATCCACATCTATTAGTTCAAAAGATACAATTAATAGATATCCAGCCCAAAACTCAATTGGGGTCACAAAAAGTGGAGTAAAGGTTGGATCATTTGTAAAGTGGAACTCTAGCGGTGGAACCGCATATGGAAAAGTTTTGAAGATTGTAAATAAAGGATCTATTAAAGTTCCAAATAGCTCATTTACAATCAAGGCTGAAGATGGAAATCCAGCCGTTCTTGTTAGAGTATACAAGAAAACAGAAAAAGGGTTTGTGCCAACAGAGACTACAGTTGGTCACAAGGCAAACACGCTGAAGGTAACTAAAATGCGTGTTAAAACAATAAGCAAGGAAATTTTAAGCAAAGGAGGGACAGAAATGGCTTTTGACCCAGAAGATACAACAGAATCCGCATCAGTTGATGAATTAAATGAGATTCTTGAAGAAGTAGAAGAAACAGTAGAAGCTACTGCAGTTGCTGCCGATATTGAAGAAATAGCAACTGAAGAAGTAGATTTTACAAAAATGGCAACTGACCTAAAAACTTATTTAGGCGGCGCTTTGCAAAAAAGTGCAACCGCCCTGAAAGAGGCAAACTTCAATATTGAGGGTAAAATTGAGAAATCATTTAGTGAATTGCAGGTTAACATTGACAATTTATCTACTGATTACTCTTCCCTCCTAGAAAAGAATTCTTCTCTAGAATCAGAGATTTCAGAGTTGAAGAAATCTTTGAATATTGTAGCGCAAACACTTGCCCAGTATGAAAGCGAAACAGCTATCAAAAAGTCTGGAGAAGTTGAGCAGGTAACAGAAACAAAGATTCAAAAAAGTATATGGCAAGGACACTTCCTCGGTGTTTCAGACCTATAATAAAAAAATCCAAAAAAGGAAGAAGGTGAAAAAAATATGAGTAACGATTTACTACAAAAAGTAATTGATACAACAGCTCTAGGTACTGCAGGATCTAACCTTTCAGGTGATGGTCGTACGCTAGGAGGTACTGGTCTTCTTTATCCAGATCAGGCTAACAGATTCCTTGATTACATGTGGGACGCTACAATTCTTGCTAAGACAGCTCGTACAATCCGTATGCGCTCTAACACAACAGAAATTGACCGTACATATGTAAACCAGAGAATTATGTCAGTTGCATCTGAAGATAACCCACGCGATTACGCTCAAGGTACAGGTGCAGGTGGTTTCAACAATCAGGAAGCTAGATTTGCCAAGGTTTCTCTTACAACCCGTAAGCTCCGCCTTGACTGGGAGCTTTCTGCTGAGGCGCTTGAGGACAACATTGAAGGTCCAGATCTAGAGGATCACATTGCAAGACTTATGGCTACACAAGCAGGTAACGATATTGAGGATGTCCTCATTAACGGTACAGGTGTTGCAGCCGATGCTTTAATGGGTGCATTCAAGGGTTTCCGTCAGCTTGCTATTGATAACGCACATGTTCTTGATGCAGGTGGTTATGGTCTTGATAAAGCTGTATTCAACGCAGCAATTAAGCAGTTACCCCGTAAGTACAAGCAGCGCAGAAATCAACTAAGATTCTTCGCAGGATCTAACTTGGTTCAAGATTACCTATACAACCTAACAGCAATGTCACAGACTGGTTTCACACCATTCGATATTGCTTCTAGCATTGTTCGTGGTGAAGTTGCAGCTAACGATGGCGGTCCCGGAACAGTGACACCATATGCATTCGGTATTCCCGTTGTAAATGTGCCGCTAATGGATGAATTATCCAGAACTGTTTGGGGTCCAAGCCACGCAGGAACATACGCAGGAATGGGTGCAGCTTCTGCTAACGCAGGATTAAACGCAGGAGATGTCCACTTGACATTCCCACAAAACTTCATCATTGGTATTAAGCGTGATGTTGTTGTTTACCGTTTGTTCCAGCCAAAGAAGGACACAATTGAATACACTCTATTCATTCGTGTCGGTTGCCAGCTAGAAAACTATGACGCACATGTTATCGTAACAAACATTGCACTAGGAGGTACAGTGGGAGCATTTGGTACAGCAACTGTTGGTGGAGCCGGAAACTTCGGAGCATCCGCAGGTCCATCCGTATCCTTCATCGGTACAGCCAGCTTTACAGGAGTTACAGCTTCTGGTGCAGGTGGAATTTATTCCCCAACAGCAAGCAACATCGGTATCGGTGGCGTTGGTCCAGCCAACACATACTGATAATATTTATATATTGTCATCGGGTAAGGGAAGCATATTTTGCTTCCCTTACTCTTTTTCTGATATAATTTATACAAAGAAAGGATTATTTGTATGTCTTTTAATGATATGACACTGATTGAATTAAAGAAAGTTGCTGAAGAATTCGGAGTGGATTCTCCAGTAAAAATTACAAAACAAAAAATGATTGATTTGCTTAATGAAGAAGGCGTTAACTATGATGTTTATAAGCATTTTGATAAAATTGGTAAAGATGCAGAAGATAAAAAAGCTCAAGAAGAGCAGGCTCAGCAGCAACAACAACAGTTTCAGCAACAGCAGTTTCAGCCACCACAATATTTTGCACCTAGGAATATTCTTATCAAAATGGACAGGGCAAACTATAGCTATCAAGTAGGTAGATTTATGTTTACCGAACAGCATCCA